CAATGCCTTCTTCGGCGCGAGCGGCGAGAACAGGAACGGCGTGCCGCCAATGGTCGCGCTGATCATCCGACCGCCAAACTGGCGCGGCGAATGAACCTTCGCGGGCAGGTTCTCCTTGATCGGCACCCACAGCAGCGGCTTGCCAGCGATGGTTGCACCTTGCTCGAACACGCTGATGAAACCGAGCCGATGGAAGATCAGAGCCGCCGGATCATCGGGAGGCCTCTTTAGAAACCGGGATGTCAGGCCACGCTGCCAACGCGGCGAGGCGAACCCGGCAGAGGCGAGATGCGCCCGCCCGTCCGTTACGGCTTTGTCGGCCGTATCCTTTATCGCGCCTTGAACCGCAGCGATGACGTCGCGCTTCGTCTTCTTGAAGACGTCGGCGTTGCTCTTGGGAGCCTTGACCGACGCTTTCATCGCTTGTTCATCCGTCCAAAAGATAGCACGGGACTAGGGCGCCGCTCATGTGCCATGACGGAAGCCATTTGGTTGGGGAACCGTGATGAAGATTGCATTCAGAATCTGGGTAGCCGTTCTATTGCTGACGATGTTCACCTTCGTTGTGAAGATCGGCAACGCGCAGCAGCAGGCCAAAGCAACCCCACCGATCGCGACCTCGGTACAGACCGATCCAGCGCGGATCGAAACGCTCGGCGAAGCTCTTGAGCGACATGAGCAAAAGTACAAAGCAGTCCGAGCAAACCGTACCGCCGAGTGCATGCTCGCACGTGCTGACGAGTATCGACGTAGAAGTGGCATACATCCTGATGCAGCGATGCCATGGTCGGAGATCAACAAGCTGCTAGATAGTTGCAACTGAGCGTCATCCGCTCAGCTCCTTGAGCGTCTGCTCGATCGCCTTCTTGTCGCCCTGCGCGCCGGCTGCGGTGATCAGCAGATCGTTCGCCCGGTCGATGCGGTCGAGCTTGTCGTTGAATTCGAGATACGCCGCGATCTGGCGCGGCGACAAACTCATTGCATATTCCGGTGGGAAGCCGCGTCTGATGAGGGCTGTGATTGCAATGGCAATTTCTTCAAGCGGAGTCGGATCTTTTTGTCTTCGTCGCCCGCCCTGTTCACGAGGTTTGCCATTGTCTCCAACAGGGCGGCTAGTCCGTTTGGGAATGTCAGCCGATAGATCGCCATGACCAATTGAAGCTGGTCCTCTACCGACAGCATGCTGGCACGCTGCTCGTATTTCTCATCACCGAGATGCCCACAGCCGGCGGCGATGATCGGTCCAACCGCATCGCCGAATTCCGTTATGAGCCGCGGCACGATCTTGTTGCCACTTCCGAACAGCGTCGCGAGACTTGGAAAGCGCGCCGCAATCGATGCGATAGCATTGGCATGCAGTCGCTCTACCTTGATCCGCAAGCCGTCGACCTTAACGATCTCGACCGCGGTCGATGGTGCGATATCCAGAAGGTCAGCCATGGGTGTCACGCTGACGGCGTTTCGTCGCGCAGGGTCCAGACGCCGAAGTTGCCGTTGGCATCCCTCTGCACCTCGGCTTCCAGTTCGAGGATCGTGAACGCGTCCTCGGCGGTGATGAAGCTGAAGTCGCCCGCGGGGACGAACGAGATGGTGGCGAGGAAGTCCACCTGTTGGCCGATGTCGTTGGTGCCGACCACCTTGATGTCGCCGACGAACTCGGTCTTGGTCAGCGCGCTCAATGTGACGTTGCCGTCGGTATCGGTGCCGGTTTCGGCGAGGGCAAAGTAGGCCAGGTTCTCGCCGGTGATCTCGTCGAGCGTGATCTTCACCGTCGCGGCGACCTGGGTGATGGCGGTGAAGTCCTTGGTCTTCACGCCCTCGCGCGATGAGAAGTGCTCGAGCTTCTCGATCGTCGGCGTGTAGACGAACGCCGGCGCGTTGCCGAGATCCCGGAAAGTCGGTTGGCCGGCTTCCTTGAACGAAACGATTCCCTTGCCGATGTGATAGTTGTTGACATTCGGAGACGTGGGCATGGTGCGCCCTCCTTTCAGATCAGCGATGTTGTGAAGAGCGCTTGCCCAAGGCGCGGCTAGGGCGGCGACTACAGGTCTTCCGGCTTGAGCGTGTACTTGAACAGGAACCGCGTCAGTAACGCACCGTGCAGCGAGCGCATCCAGCCGACATCGGTCTGGCATCCGAGATAGCGGATCGCGCCGTTGCCGAACCGGCCGGTCTTAACGATCTGCTCATTCAGCTCGGTATCGGTGAGCACTCGCTTGATCAGCTCGCGGCGCAGCGTGGTGAGGTCGGACCCGACCTCGTCGGTCATTTCGGCGATGACGATCTCCGGTATCATATGCACGATGGTCGGCCGATGCGCCGGGCGCATCGAGACGTCGCTCGCGTCGTTGGTCTCCTCGTCGCCGTCGAACACGATCGCCGCCGGAAACGGGCCGACGATGTCGACATTGTTGCGCTCTGCCTTGCGGATATTTGGAATGGTGGCGACCACCTCGAGCAGCCGCGCGAGGATGTCCTCGCGAACGTCAACCATCGCTCGACTCGACGGCCTTCAGCATGAAGCGCACCTCGCCGAGATCCTCGCCGTTCGGTGAACCGCGCAGCTCGTAGGAACGCACCGTCCACGTCCGGCCGTTGAAGCTCAGCACCGCGTCGACGTAGTCATCGCGTACGATGCCGTTCCCGTCGAGTTCGGGAATGCGGGCAAAGGCGCCCGGCCCGACGCTGCGCACCTCGGCGGACCCGGCGATCAGCGTCTTCGGCCGTGTGTCATCGATTACGGTCAGCGCGATCTGGCCGGCCGTTCCGCTAGCGACGAGTGTAGCCGGCACACCGATCTCGGCATAAACCGGGTCATAGAGCAGCGCGCTGAAATCAATCATGGATCGCCGTGCAGGTTGCTCTGGGATGTCGATTGGGATTTCGCTCGAGCTGCCAAATCCCTGGTCGGTGACCAACTCGACGGTGAACTCAATCGGAGATGGGTCGCTGCTGATATCGGTCATCGTCAAGTGATAGTTGCCGCCACACCACAGCGCCTCCGTCTGGCTCGGCAGGGTGTCGCCCGATTGTGCTCCAGTCCACGCCACCGGGTAGACACTGTCCGTCGCATCAAAGATGCGTACCCCGGCAGTCTTCAAATTGATGACCGGCAGAAACGCAGTTGTGTCCGTGCCGTCCGACGCCTTGATGCCGCCGTTGTTGGTATTGCCGAGCGTGGCCTGCACGGTTCCGATGCCCCCGGTGTACGGAGTCGTGACCGTCACCTTGATGTATTTGAACCGGCCATACATCTGCCAGTAGCGCCCGGTACCGGCCAGGGCGGTGTAGGTTCGCCGCGAATACGAATAGAGCGGCAACCCGGCCGCCGCGTTAGACAGGTCGACAACCTCCGGGCACCCCGTGACATTGTCGAATGTGCAGACCGGCGCCGGATGCGTCCGCATGAACAGGCCGAGGGCGCTGTAGTCGCGCGCGGGAAAACCGCCGCTCCAGTCCGTATGCAGGTATGAATTGCTCCCGTCCTGCGTCACATCGGTAATGGTGAACGACCCGACTGTCCCCACGTTGGGGTCCTCGAAGAACACTCTGCCGCCGGGCACCGAGAATTGTGAGATGTACCCGTTGTCATTCCAACTCGACGGGATGGTAATAATCCCGCCCGACATTGTGAAGTCTACATTGACGCCGTTGTTGGTGGTGGCGTCCCCGCCCTTGATCTGATGCCCGGACTCATGTGTCGTCACGCTGCCGAAATTGTGGATGATGCTGTCACTCACATCCAGCGTGTTGGCAAAGCCGTACTGAAGCGTCGGGTTGAACGTGCCGATTTCGCAGCCGTTCCGGATAATCATGTTCCACGGGTTACCGAGAATAGTGAACGCGACAACGGTGGTGTCCAGTATAAATTGCGTCGTGGACGAGCTTTGAAAACCAAGCCCGCCCCATGTGCATCCGGTCATCGTAACCGACGTGTTGAGCTTGTCTATCTCCATATGGCAGTCGGTACCATCGCAGTCGTTCAGGGCAACCGCCATGGACATCGTGGGATAGGGGCCGTACTTGCCCACAAACACGCAATCGTTGAGGGTGATGCTTCTGCCCGCAATCGCCCACTGGCCATGATGCGCAACAGTCAGGCCGTTGACGACACAGGTGTGATCGAACTTGGGACTCATCGCATAGAGTGTCGCGGGGCCGCCGTACGAGTAGTTGCCGCCAGATTCATCCTGATAGAGCGGCCATGTAGACGAATAAGAGTTCACCAGCGCCGTCTCAAACGTCACCACGGCCCCAACGATGGACGCAATCCGCAGATATTCGAACCGCGCGTGGTTGGTCGGATACCCGCCATACTGCATTTCAACGCCGGACATCATCGCGTAGTCGCCAACCGCGAACTTCGATGCGTCGGCTGGAGTCGTCAGCGTGACTGCCAAGGCACCCGCCGAAACCGAGGCGGTGTAGCCGGAATGCCCGGCGAACTGGTGTTGTGCGTCCGCCTGGATCTGGAACAGGCCGCCGACAATCGCCGCCCCGGTCGCATTGACGGTGATGCTGGTGATGCCGTTCCACAGCCCG